TCCGCAACGAGCCGTCAACTGCTGCTGACCTCAACGAAACATCACTTGAGAATGCTCTTATCGACATCTCAACATTCGTTGATGAGCGCAATATGATCATTGCCCTTCGTGGCATGAAGCTTATTGTGCCGCCACAGCTTCAGTTTGTTGCTGATCGTCTGCTTGAGTCAACACTCCGCCCATCAACAGCGGATAATGACATCAACGCGATGAAGAACATGGGTATGTTGCCAGAGGGTTATGTAATTAACCACTTCCTGACAGATCCAGATGCGTTTTTCCTCAAGACTGATGCTCCAAATGGCTTCAAGCACTTTGAACGTGCGGCTCTTGCAACCAACATGGAAGCTGATTTTGATTCAGGTAACATGCGGTTTAAGGCTCGTGAGCGTTACAGCTTTGGATTCTCAGATCCACGTTGCGTATTCGGTTCACCGGGTGCATAATAGAAAATGTCAGTAGGGACTCTAGCAGTTCTTATAAAGAAAAGGGCGGCTTCACAGTCGCCCTTTTTTGTTATATAGTTTTCTCATCCCTGACAGACTCATTGTGAGTCTGACACTAGCCAAGACAGGAGATAAGCATGGCTAATACTACTTTTAGCGGTCCCGTCCGTTCTCAAAACGGTTTCCAAATGTTTACGAAAAACGCCACCACAGGCACTATTACCGTAACTAGCGGTGATAAAATGGCTGCGGAAGCTGTTGGTAGTGCTGGTATCGAAGGTACAGCAGCCGTATATATCACCACAGTTGTTCGTGATCACAGTGATACTTCAACTGGTGTAAACATTGTTAAATCAACAATCATGATTGATCTTACAGGTCTTAAAGATGGCGGAACTGCTGGCGATATTATTGGTAAAGACGGTTCAGGCGTTGCCTATATCGCTCAAGTTACTACAGCCAATCAAGGCACAGTTTTTGGTGTCAAAATGACATGTCTAGAAGCCCCTGCTGGTGGAAGCGCAGATATTGATTTGTTCTCAGCCACTGAAGGCACTGGTGTTAACGACACTGCTATTGGTGATCTTACAGAGACATCTATCATTAATGGCGGAACACAAGCTGCTGGAACATTTACCGCTGGTGGTGATATTGCAGCGGATCAGTACCTTTATCTTGTTAGCCAAGGCACAGGTGATGCCACATACACTGCTGGTCGTTTCATGATTGAAATTATCGGTTACGATACAGCAAGCTAAGTAGGAGGCAGATATGGCTGGTCCAGTAAGAGCCTTTAATCATGCCCAAGGGGATTCTGCTGCTGTTGTAGGTCCGGCTCGTTCTCGCATCCGTCAAATTGTAATTTTTGCAAATGCGGCTGGTGCTTTTACGATTAAGAATGGTAGTGCTTCTGGTGAAACTTTGATTACGCAGACTTTCCCTACAGGGATGCACCATCTAAATATTCCAGATGATGGCATTCTTGCTACAAGCGGTGCGTTTGTTTCTGCTTTCACTGGTTCTAGCAATCAATTAACCATTTTCTTGTCGTAGAGACAGCAATGGCTAGTTCCAAAGGGAAGATGCCCCCGCGTAATAAAAAGAATTTCCGCCCCACTAAATCTGGGGCGGGAATGACTAAAGCTGGTGTTGCCGCATATAGGCGTAAAAACCCCGGCAGTAAGCTAAAGACGGCAGTTACGGGCAAAGTAAAGCCCGGAAGTAAAGCGGCAAAGCGTAGAAAATCTTTTTGCGCTCGTTCTGCTGGACAAATGAAAAAGTTTCCTAAAGCGGCTAAAGATCCGAATAGCCGTTTGCGTCAAGCTAGAAAAAGATGGAAGTGCTAATGAAGCCTGAAGATGTTTTGCGACAACTTGAGAAGCATGAAGCTTCTTGTGACAAACGTTATGCTGATATACAGGATCAGTTAAAGCGTCTTGACACTAGACTATGGGGCATTGCTATTTTAATAGTAGCGGCGGCTGGAATGGAACAATTGTTCTGATGACCATAGGTCGTTCACAGATGGGCAAGCAAATTAGCAAGCCCCCTATGAAAAGGAAAAAAAATGCCAAAAGACGCATGTTACCGAAAAGTAAAAGCTCGCTACAGAGTCTTTCCAAGTGCTTACGCAAGCGGAGCCATCGCAAAGTGTAGAAAAGTTGGAGCCGCTAATTACGGCACTGGCGGGAAGAAAAAGAAAAAAGCTAAAAAAATGGAAAGTGGCGGCTTGGCTACTGTTGAGCCGCAAACAAGAAAGCGTAAAGTAAAAAATCAACCTAAAAATGGGATGATTGCTCGTGGGTGTGGGGCCGTACTGGAAGGGAAGAGAAAAGCTACAAGGCTTGTATGATACATGCTTTTTTACTGATTGTTTATTTAGGAACTGGCGATGATAGACAACTTGTCAGTAATGACATGTATTTTTATTCAATTACGGAGTGTAATTATTTTGCGGCTCAAACTGCAAAAAGGTATGGGAATTACACTAGCATTGAGTTGATGGACTCTAAGGATAAAGTCACAGCTTATTGTGTTCCGAAGTACATTAAAGAGGGCAGTGTGGAGGTTTACTAATGGATCCCGTGTCCGCAATGGCTACTGCTTCAGCAGCCTTTGGTGCAATTAAAAAAGGCTTTGCCATAGGCCGTGATATAGAGTCTATGGCTTCAGATCTTGGCAGATGGATGGGCGCACTTAGCGACCTAGACATGCTAGAAAAAGAAGCCAAAAATCCACCCATATTTAAAAAACTTTTTGCTGGCAAGTCTGTAGAGCAAGAGGCCATAGAGACATTTGCTGCCAAGCAAAAGGCGCAAGCACAACGCTACGAATTGCAGCAGTGGATTAGCATGACCATGGGCAGGTCAAAATGGGATGATCTTGTTCGTATGGAAGGGTCTATTAGAAAACAACGACAGGAAACTTTGTATCTACAAAGGCAAAGACGCCGTAAATTTGTAGAAGTGGTAGCGTGGATCGTAATGATTATGCTTGGCACTGGCATATTAGTTGGGTTTGTAATGTTCCTAAAAACCACCGTAGCTAACGCAACAGCTACTCCTGAATATGTTGTTTGTAGGCTTAAAGGGTGCGACATTATAGACGAGAAAAGAGTTTGTATATATCATGGAGCCAATAACACTGTTGATAGTGTATGGCTTGATCCTATTGAGTATTTCCCAAAAGAAATACAATGTAAGTATGAGCCTAACAAGAAGAAGCCACCTACTGTCCGTGAAACGTTAGATGCTATCAAAAAATCAAGGGAATAGACAATGGCTGTACGCAAGACGAAAAAGGGCTTGGCACTTAAAAGGTGGTTCAAAGAAGATTGGAAGGATCAGCGCACGGGTAAGGCGTGTGGCCGTAGCAAGGGTGAAAAACGGGGTACTCCATATTGTCGCCCCTCTAAAAGAATTTCCAGTAAGACTCCTAAAACATCTAAAGAAATGACATCGGCAGAAAAAAAGAGCCGTATTTCGCAAAAGAAAAGGCTAGGTCAGCCAGCAGGCAAGCCTAGAAGGGTAAAATCATTACGGAGAAAGAAAAAGTAGAGGATATTGTAAAGGATTGGATAATGAAGGATCTTGGTGTGGTAGATCCTGAAACTGGATTTGCCCCATGTCCTTACGCTAGAAAAGCATTTAAAGACAGCAAATTAAAAGTTGTAGAATGTTTTGGCAGACAAGATTTATGGGAGAAAGTATCCGTAGAGTGTAAAGAATTTAATCCTCAATATTCTGTTATCATATGTGCAGAAGAAAATCCTTCTCAAACATATGATGAGGTTGAAGCTGGTTGCATAGCCATGAATGAGTGGTTTGCGCTAAACAAAATGGATGTTTGGTTACTTGCTTTTCAAAGGTGGGACTTTACGATGATTTTTGTGCAAAAGTTATCAGAATTGGATGACGCTAGTAAAAACTTGGAAAAAGTGGGATACTATGAAAGCTATGAGCCAGAGGATTATTTAAACCTCATATTATATCGTAGAAAAAGGAGATATAAAGATGCCGGGTGCTAAGAAAAAAGCAAGACGTATGCGTGGTGGTGGTTCCGTAAAGCCCAAAAAAATGATGGGTGGAGGCGCTGCTAAAAAAGTTTCTCCTCGCAAGGCAATGGCGATGGGAATGAAAAAAGGTGGCGTTGCTGTTAAAAAGATGATGGGTGGAGGAGCAGCTAAAAAAGCTGCAAAGCGCATGATGCGTGGCGGTAAGGTCAAGAAGTAATGGCTGTTTCAGGATCTACAAACTTTGAGCTAGATGTAAGTGATTACATTGAAGAAGCTTTTGAACGTTGTGGTTTGGAGGTCCGAACAGGTTATGACCTAAAGACTGCAAAAAGATCGCTCAATCTGCTGTTTGCGGATTGGGCGAATCGCGGTCTTAATCAATGGACAATTGTACAACGCACACAAACTGTTACTCAAGCTGATGGGAACTATGATCTTGGTGCTGATGTAATTGACGTTTTGTCCATGGTTGTCCGCAGAAGCAATAATGATATTGCTATGAGCAAGATAAGCAGAGACACTTATTTAAATATACCCAGCAAAACAACTCAAGGCAGACCAACTCAATTTTTTATTGATAGACAGATAACCCCTGTTATTAATATTTGGCCTGTTCCTGAAAACAGTACAGATGTACTTGTTTTCGATTGTTTAACGCGAATTGATGACGCTGATACATACACAAACACGACAGAAGTGCCATTTCGGTTTTACCCGTGCCTTGCTGCTGGTTTGGCTTATTATCTTTCTATTAAGAGAGCGCCTGATCGTATACAGGTTTTAAAAGCTATATATGACGAGGAGTTTGACAGGGCGCAAGCAGAGGATCGTGACAGAGCGTCATTTAGCGTTTCTCCTAACTTGCAATTTTATAGAGTGGGATAATGGCTCGTTTTGCTACAGGCAAAGATGCTTACGGAATATCTGATAGATCAGGTTTTCGTTACCGTTTGCGTGAAATGCGTACAGAATGGAATGGCTTTAAGGTTGGTCCAGATGAATATGAGCCAAAGCATCCACAATTAGAGCCAATAAAACACCTCCCAGATCCAGAGGCTTTGCGTGATCCAAGGCCCGATACCAATAACATAATTCCTGTAGATGTTAAGTTTCCAACATTTAACACTGCTACGTTAGAGTTTATACCAGTTCCATTTATGTCATCTTCTGTAGGATCTTTTATTGTTACAGGAGTTGCGCCCGGAACACCAACAACGGTTTCTATAACAGGTGTTGTTGGAACTAGCGCGGTTGGAAGCGTAACTGCTTCTAACATAGCCGCTGCAAGCGTAACTCTCACAGGCGTAGCGGGCACAAGTGCGGTAGGTTCTGTATCCTTCCTATCTATAACGGTGTATACAGTCACAGTAGCTAGTGGCACTAACTCGTATGGATCTGGAAACAAATACTACATTGCTGGACTTTCTGGAGCCAGCCCAACGTTGACCTTAAACGAAGGTTCTACATACAGATTTGACCAATCTGACAGCAGCAATTCTGGACATCCACTTAGGTTTTCAACAACTGCAAATGGAAGTCACGGAGGCGGTTCTGAATATACTACAGGTGTGAGTCATACTGGCACCCCCGGAAGTTCAGGAGCCTATGTTCAGATAACAGTGGCAGCATCCGCCCCGACACTGTACTATTACTGCACCAATCACAGCGGAATGGGCGGCACGGCAAATACGCCATAGGAGTAAACAATGGCTTTCAACGGAAATTTTTTATGCACTTCGTTTAAAAGTGAACTTTTTCAGGCGGTGCATAACTTTAGCAGTCATACTTTTAAGATAGCTTTATTCACCAACAGCGCAACTCTTAATGCAAGCACCACGGCTTATTCATCATCTTACGAAATAAGCGGCACAGGATACAGTGCAGGGGGAGCTAGTCTCGCAAACGTAAGTGTGAACACAAGTGGAACTACTGCTTTTATTGACTTCGATGATGTTTCGTTTTCTAGCTCCACACTTACAGCTAGAGGGGCTTTAGTTTATAATTCTAGCGCATCCAACAAGGCAGTTGCGGTATTTGATTTTGGGTCAGACAAATCTTCTTCGTCATCTACATTTACAATAACAATACCTACAGCGGATGCTAGTAATGCGATTATAAGGATTGCCTAATGTCGTACACTTACGCACAGTTGAAGACAGCGATACAGGATTACACGGAGAATACGGAAACTTCGTTTGTAACTAACCTGCCTACGTTTATTAAGAACGCAGAGCAACGCATATTTAAACTTGTTGATTTAGAAGTTTTCCGCAAGAACGCTACAAGCACGTTAAGCCAGAATGATCCGTATCTTTCTGTTCCCACTGACTATCTGGCATCTTTTTCACTATCTATAACAAACTCTAGTTCAAAAGAATTTTTACTGCAAAAAGACGTTAACTTTTTGCAAGAGTTTCACCCCAATTCATCTTCAACAGGTACACCAAAATACTACGCTTTTTTTGATATAGATAATTTTATTATGGCTCCGACTCCTGATTCAAACTACGCAGTGGAACTTCATTATTATTATCTGCCAGCTTCATTAACTGCTGGAGCCGATTCAGGTTTAACTTGGCTTAGTGATAATGCTCCAAATGCACTTCTTTACGGTTCTCTTGTTGAGGCATATACTTACATGAAGGGTGAGCCAGATTTATTAGGCGTTTATGAAAAGCAGTTTAATGAGGCGTTAAGTCGAATTAAGGATCTGGCGGAGGCCAGAGAAAACAGCGATGCGTATCGCAGGGGTTTGCCGGAACGGCCCCGTACATAAGGAGTAAATCATGGCAACTTCAAATGCAGGAACAAATTATACAGAACATGCGATATTGCAGTTTCTGTTTAAGAACAACGCGGAGAGCTTTGCCTCTCCCGGTAACAGCATATATGTCGGTCTAGCTACAGCAGTCAGCAGTATCGAAACAGGTTCTGTTACTGAAGCTGACTTTACCAACTATGCAAGACAGCAAGTTACCGCAGCTAACTGGACAGTCCCAGTAGTGGGTACAGATGCTCAGACGGCTACAAACGCAGCGAACATTGAGTTTCCTGCTTCTGGCGGTGGCGGGGATGATGTTATCACACACTCGTTTATCGCAGACGCATCAAGCAGCGGAAACATCCTGTTTGTAGGTGCTTTGGATGTTAACAAAACAGTTCAAAGTGGTGACATCTTCCGTATTAACGCGGGTAATCTAACTATTGAGTTGAAGTAACATGGCGCTTGTTCTCTCAGATAGGGCCAAAGAAACTACCACGACAACGGGTACTGGCACATATACGTTAGCTGGGGCCGTTACGGGGTTTGAGACTTTTGCCTCTATTGGTAACGGGAACACGACATTTTACGCTTGTACAGACGGGACAGACTTTGAGGTTGGGGTTGGAACGTATACGTCTTCCGGCACTACGTTAGCTCGTACAACCATCTTGCAGTCCAGTAACAGTGATAACGCTGTAAGTTGGAGTTCTGGAACAAAGACTATATTCTGCACGTTGCCAGCAGAAAAGGCTATCCATACCGACAACCTTCAAACACAGGGGCTGACGTTTTTTGATCCCGCAGGACAGGGCATCGCTATGGCGATTGCGTTAGGATGATATTATGGC